CTAGATTCCTCACTGGCCGGCACCGCTGCCGGTATGGATGGACTGGCTGGCTCAACCGATGCTTTCCTTGCCGCCGCAGCCCAGGAAGAGGCCGAGTTTGCGGCCCTCATCGATGCTACCTCAACGCTGGATGCTTCACTTGGCGGTCTGGATGCGAGTGCCGCAGCGGCTGCCACCTCCATCGATGACATCACCATCTCAACCGTGCCACTGGCTGGTTCGCTGGCTGGCCTGGACACCGCGCTCGGAACGGTAGATGCCTCTCTGGCAGGGGTGGACGCCAGCGCCGGAACGGCTGCTGTCTCCGTTGCCGCTGTGGGCGCGGCCTCCAACAGCACCGGCATGGGCATGAAAACCATTCTCGGTACCCTGCTTAGCACGAGCAAATCATTCAACATGCTCAAACAAGGGGCGGGCAACCTCGTCTTTGGATTGCGCAATCTTGGCACGGAAGGCACCATTGGCATGGACGCGCTCAAACAGGGCGCGGGACAGGCGGCGTTAGGATTGGCTGGCCTTGCCGTGCAACTCACCCTGATCGGGGCGGTTGCCGCCGTCGCCTTTGGCGTGATCTCGGTCAAAGCCGCCTCAGATTTTCAGAGTTCCATGCTCAAGGTGCAGGCGTATGTGGGCATGACGAAGAGTCAGATCGATTCCATGAGTCAGTCGATCTTGCAGGACGCGCCGCAGTGGGGCGTTGCGCCAAAGGCCCTGGCCGACTCTCTGTATTTCGTGTCATCAGCTGGCTTCAAAGGAGCGGATGCGCTCACGGTGCTGAAGTACAGCGCCATGACCGCCGCCGCCGCCAATGTGGACGCCTCCACGACGGGCTTTGCGCTCGTCAGCAGCCTGAACGCCCTGGGACTGAAAAGCAGTCAGTCCGGCAACATCATGGACGAACTGAACGCCACCGTGAAAAATGGCGTGATGACCTGGGATCAGTACGGCTCCGTCGTCGGTAAAATTGCGGGTTCGGTCAGCGCGGCGGGCGGCAATGCCCAGATGTTGCAGCACAACTTTACCGATCTGAACGCCGCCCTCGATGTGTACACCAATTCCGGTATTTCAGCGCGTCAGGCCTCCATGTGGCTCTCCGCCGATATGAGCCTGCTCTACGGCAAAGCAGGCACACTGGCAACGAATGCGCAAAAGCTTGGCCTGTCCTTTGATGCAAGCAAATATGCAAGCATGGACTTTGCCCAGAAGTTGGCCTACCTTAACCAGATCACGAACGGCAACCACCAGGAACTGGTCAAACTCCTGGGGGGCAATTCGCAGGTTGCCAACTCCGTCGCCTTCCTCAACAACCACTACGGGACATTGAACTCGACCATTAGCAGTATCACCGGCACGATGAAGAATGGGGCCTCGACGCAGCAAATGTTCAACATCGCGCAACAGGGGTTGAACTTCCAACTGGCAAAGGCGGGTGCGGCCTTCCAATCCCTGCAAATCGTGGTGGGAAGCGCGTTCTTGCCGGTGGTAACGGGCCTGCTCTCGAAAGTCTCTACCGGCATCGGGGCCTTCGCGGCGTGGCTTGCCTCTGGCAATCGGCTGCAAACGGCCATGAGTGCGGTGGGTACCGTCCTCTCTGGCATTGGTACCGTCATCGGAGGCGTCGTTTCCGCAGGTGCGGGCATCATCACTTTCTTCCGGCAAAATCAGGTTGCTGCCCTGGCCTTGCTTATTCCACTTGGTATGCTCAGCGCCGTGTTGGTAAGCATGGCGGTTTCGGCCTTCGTGGCCTTCCTGGCCTCTGTTCCGGCCTTAATTGCGGGCTTCATCGCCTGGGCAACAGCCGCCGGGGCTGCCGCTATCGCCACGCTGGCCGCGACATGGCCGATTCTGGCGATAGGGGCCGCTATCGGCCTCGTGGTGGCCGGGATTATTCTCGCCATCCAGCACTGGGGCGCAATCGTCTCCTGGCTCAAGGGCGTCTGGTCGGCCTTCTCCTCGTGGTTCGGTTCGGTCATGTCGGCCATTGGCACCTTTTTTCACACCGTCTGGACAGGGATACAACAATTCTTTGTGGCTGTCTGGAATGCCATCGTGAGTGTCGCCCGCGTCGTGGGCATGGTACTGCTGGCCGTCATCATCGGCCCCATCGGCCTGGCCGTCCTCTACATCATCACCCACTGGACGGCTGTCAAGCAATTCCTGTCCAATCTCTGGAACGGCATCGTCTCGCTGGCAAAGTCGATCTGGAACAATATCACGAGCGCCATCAGCACAGCCATTCAGACCGTCGTGGGGTGGTTTAGCTGGCTCTATAACCACAACTACTACTTCAAAGACCTCGTTGATTTCATCCGCAATCTCTTCACCGCCCTCGGCTCGTGGCTGCAAACAACCTGGCACACGATTGTCTCCTGGGTGACGAACACCTGGCAGACGCTGGTAAGCGACGCCCAGACGCTCTGGAACGATCTTACGACGGCCATTCGGACGGCGGTACAGACCGAATGGCAAGGGATTCAGAACATCTGGAACACGATCACCTCCTGGCTAGGAAGCGTCTGGCATGCCCTTTCCTCGCTGGCAACAGGTATCTGGAATACGATCACTGCCACCATCAGCAACTTTCTGCAAATGGAGTGGAGTGGCATTCAGAATATCTGGAATACAGTTGTTTCCTTCTTGCGTGGCATCTGGAATACCATCGTGTCGGATGTGTCGGCCATGTGGAGCAAGATTTCCAGCTTCTTTGTGAACGCCTGGTCAACCTACATTTCCGGTCCGCTCACCTCCCTGTGGAACAATTTTTCCAGTTGGTTCGGCAATCTTGCGAGTCAGGCGCTCTCATGGGGGGCCAATCTGCTACAGGGCTTCATCAACGGTATCCTGTCGATGCTGGGCAATCTCAAAAATGCCGTAGGCAACGTGCTTTCCACCATCGCCGGGCTACTTGGCTTCCACAGCCCCACAAAAGAAGGGGAGGGCCGCTTCATCATCCAGTGGGGGCAAAATATGGTCAAGGGCTTCTCACAGGGCGTGGTGGACGCGATTCCGACGCTGCAAGCCGCCGTCAACCTTGCCATGCAGCCTGTGGCGCAAACGATGGGCGCGCCCGCATCCGCAGGGCCTGCACAGATTGCGAGCAGTGGGGGCAGCACGGTACATCACCACTACAACATCACAGTAAACGCCCCGAATCGCCACAAAAATGAGGCACAGGAGATCGCGGACACGGTAGAGGCGCGCCTGACCAAGAAATTTAAGGGCAACAACGGCAATGCGTGGCATGGAGGAAGTTGGTAAATGGCCTTTGTTTTCGTGAATGGACGAGATCGCACTCTCGATGTCGACCTGACCGGCGTGAAAAGCGGCTCAACCATTTCCGGCTCTCCGCTGCAAATCCAGCGCACAGCAGGAGATCCGATTGCGCAGACGCAGTTTAACCTGATTGAGCGCGAAAGCCCGACGACCATAGCAGAGCGCCAACTCGTCATCATTCTGGATGATACTCTGGCCTCGCACCCTGCGCACAACCTGCTCGTCAATCCGAATTTCACGGGCGGTGGTGCGTCGCCGCACGTTGCCCAGACGCTGGGAGGGGCCTCAACCAGCATTGCCACTAACGATATCCAGATGAGCGTGAGCAACGCCAGCACGGGCGAGAACTCGTTTAGCCAGACCACACAGGCGCAACTCACCGTTCCTGCTCAGTCCTACATGTACAGCATCAATCTGGACATCACCAGCGACTTCACGGGCGGCTACGCCTTTATCCGCCTGAAGTATCTCGATGCTGGCTCAAACGTCATCGGCGGCACTACCGTAGAGCAGGACTACACCACGACAGGCGGGGTCACGCAGCGCATCTTCATTCAAGGTGACGCGCCATCAGGGGCCGCTTTTGCGGAAGTGACGTTTGGCATTGTCACCACGAGTGGAACCAATAGCGGCGCGGCCACCTTCTCCGACCAGCAGTTGGAGCCGATGTTTCTTGCAGGCTACCCCTACTCCTATCCGTCGCCCGCCATCGCCACTGACCCGAATGCCTATACGCTCCCTGATGGAACGATTGTTCGACAGAATCGCAAGTTTGCCGGTTTCATCACCGACATAGAGGGCGATGACTTTCTGGGCGGCGTGGGCGCGGGCGGCGAGCGCATGCTGCAAATCACGGCGTCCAGTCCCGCCTGCCTCTTTGAAAGTACGGGCGTCAATGTCAACTACCAGAACATGCTCGATCTGGACATCATCGATAGCCTGCTGGCTACCTACTTCCCGAACAGCATCAAACGCTACAACAATGCCGTCGCAGGCGTGACGCTTGACCAGTTGATCTTAGAAGGCACAGCCAGAGACGTGATGAACGCGCTGACCGGCAACTCGAATTATGTCTGGTATGTTGACCCCTACTTCGAATTGCACTACAAATGGCTGGGCTATCACAGCGCGCCCTACGCGCTCTCATCGGATACCAACGCGATTGATTATGAGGACGTGGTACCCTACTTCTCCTATAAAAACAACAGGGATGGCACACAGATCGCCAATCGGGTAACGGTGACAGGGGGCAATTTCGGCGTAGGCACGCCGCCCGATAATTTCACGGGGGATGGCTCCACAAAGGACTTCACGCTCTCAGCACAGCCCTATTCGATGATCTCGATTACGGTCAATGGCACGGCGCAGCGTCTGGGCATCTCAGGCGTCTCGGCAAGCGGAAGCTATGATGTGTCATGGTCAAACAGCAGTCAGACCATCAGCTTTGTCACCGCACCCGCAGCGGCGGCGGCTATCGCTGTGACCTATCTGAAAACGGCAGTCGTCAAGGTGAGAGTGACTGATGCGCAATCGGTCTCTTTCTACAAGTCCAGCCTGCATAGCGGCATCTTTGACCGCTTTCTCTCAGACTCTTCCCTGGTGACAATCGCCGGAGCGGTGCAGCGCGCCATCGCGGAGCTTATCCAGTTTTCTTATGGGCAGAAAACCATTCAGGTGTATACGGAATACGAGGTGAAGCCGACGGCAATGGTACCGCTGACCGCGCCGTGGGACGGCTACAACAATACGCCTGTGCTGTGCCAGTCCAGCACGGTCTACTACCGGGGCGTGAACGAGTTGCTTCAGGAAATCTGGGAGTACCAGTTGCAGTTGGGGGCCTATAACAAGCAACTGACCAATATACTGAACTCAATCCAGCGACAGGGCCAGCAGACGAGTAGCCAGCCGATAGCGCCCGTGTTGGAAGAGCATGCCGCCGTGATTGAAGTCTTCAGCGTGACGGACGGCGGGGTAACGGGACATTGATATGGAGGTGTTGAGCGTGAAGGGCATATTGATCGCGCGGTTCCTGCCGCCTGATCTAACAGAAGAAGAGTTTCTGAAGTGGTGGCCGCGCCTCTTAGAGCGCGAGCGCGACAAATATACCATTTTCAGATCCGAAAACATGATACTTCCGCCGGGCAAACAGCTTATTCTCACGAGCGGCATCAATGCATCCAGCATGAAATACTTCGCGGTGGGAACAGGCGCGTTTACGGGGGCAACATCCGGGGATAGCAGCCTCGCCTCTGAACTGTTCCGCAAAGCGCCGACGAGTTTTACGCAGAGCGGCAATCAGATCACGGTGTCCACGCTTTTCACCACCAGTCAGGGCAATGGGACGTACACAAATGCTGGCCTCTTTGGAGGCGCGGCGACCGGGGCGGCCAATAGCGGCACGCTGGAAACGCACGCGGGCTACAGCATCACGAAGACGAGCGCGGCCAGCCTCACCAACGATTACGTGTTTCTTATCAATTAGCCACGCGGGTACACTATTGAGAGGGAAATGAGCGCCTTCTGAGACGGGCTAGAAAGAGGACGCGGGGAAATGGAGCCGGAAATGGATATGGACAGGTTGCACGAGGATGTGAACCGGTTGCTTCGAGAACAGGCCGTGCAATCGCAGATGCTGACCACCATTGCAAGCCGACTAGATCAGAGCGCGACGCTCATGGCGCAACAGGCGGCGCAAATCGGCTCGCTGACCACGACGGTAGCCACGCTGACCACGAGCCTGGAAGTCCTCAAAAATGACCAGATCACCTGGCGACAGGAGATGACCTCCCGCCTCAATCAGATAGCATCCTGGCAGACAGACGCGATGACCTTCTTCATCCCGCGCAAAGAGCATGAGGCGCAGGACTTACCGGGGCGCGTGCGTATTCTGGAAGAGGCCATGAAGAAACTGGACGAGAAACGCTTTGATTTCCTTCAGTGGCTGGTTGCCAACGCCGTGCCGATTCTCCTTTTCATCGTCACGGCTATTTTGACGATTTACAACAATTTGCCACATCATTAGGTTATGGTCATGCCAACAGCTTTCAGGGCGGCGAGACAGACCTGCACAGGCGTCCATGTACAGACGGTATCAATAGCCTGAAACGTGCTTAAATCGCCCCACGTATGCCCAAATAGCTCATAGGTCAGTTCTTCCTTGTCAGACGGAACTTCCACCTGCGCAACGTGCTTGAGTACCGAGAGTGCTGCGTCCATATCCGTGCTATAGGCAGGAATTGGCCTATCATGGGCAACGAACGGCCCATCATAGTGGTCTATCGTTTCTGGACTCAGCCAGCCACACGAGCATTCCCAATAGCCACCGAATCGTATATTGATTTCCCCGTCTTTGCATGGTTCTATCGATAAGCCCATGACCTTCTCGTGTACCAGTTTGTCACGCTCATTCGCTGTCAGCTTCTGCCAGTCAATCATGCTCATTTCGTCACTTCCTGTAAGTAGCCTATCACACCCGTATAGTACGCCGTATGCGCATCGAAGCCTCTTGCGCGCCAATCAAAGTAGATGCTGAGCAGGCGAAACTTCACCGCTTGCGAGAACTCAAGCCCGCTAATCGCCTCAACCGTCTCTTTGTCCTCATTGCTCATTGATTGCCCGCTTTCTGTGCCATCATCTGACCGACAATACCCATCAGCTTATCAGATTCGGCAAAGAGAATAGATTGATGACTGCTCTCTAACTCTGCCTCTGAGAGCATCCAACGTGCCACGCAGGTATCTTTCCCTGCTGGCTTATAGATCAGCAGGATATTCCCATCAACATCTACAGAAAAGCCCTTCTCTCGAATATAGTTCAACAATGCCTCAAGCATGATTGTTCGCTTCCTTCTTCATCGCAAGTTGCCTGCGAAACACCTGCTGCTGCTGCTGAGCGTGCGCACGGTTTTGTTCCCTGTCCTAATCCGAGCAGTTCAGGAGAGACGGCAAACAGAGTGTAGAGGTTACGATAGTAATCCTCTTGCTCCTGGATGATTTCCCGTTCCCACGGCGGCGGGTCAAGGAGCGGCAATTCCCATTTCAGTTCGCTCATGCCTTATCCCCTCTCATCCATGTCTATCTCCATTCTAGCAGAAGCTCCAATTTATCCTACCTTGCTATACTGTTGAGAGAGTATGAGGCGAGAGGAAGGGTTGGAAGGGATGACACACCGCTCTGTACTATTTATCGGCAACGAGTGCCTCTCATGGACGCCCGCACAGTTCGCTGCCGCCGCTAAAGAGGCGCACGGCCTCGGCTTCGACGCCATTTCCCCCAA